GATGTAGACGTGGCTTATTTGAACGCGTTGGTCAGTCGCGGAGAAGATCTTACAAAAAATCCACGCATCCGCCTGTCCACGATTCACGGCGCAAAGGGTGGCGAAGCCGACAACGTCGTTCTGTTCACAGATATTACCGCCGCAGCCGAAGCCAGCATGGAGCAAGACCCTGACTCTATGCACCGCGTCTTTTATGTGGCCGTCACAAGAACACGGCAAAATTTATACACTATCGAACCCCAGAATTTCTACCGGAGCTATGTGCTATGAAGTCTTTAGAAGAACAAGTCGCTGGAGAGCATTACAAGAACCAAAAGATCCAGCCTTTAGAATACATATTGGCGAACGAGATGCCGTTTATAGAGGGCAACATCGTTAAGTACATCAGCCGGTGGCGCGACAAAGGCGGTATCGAAGACTTAAAGAAGGTTAAGCACTACACTGAAATCTTGATGGAACACGAAAATGCAAAAGGAAAATAAATTGCAATTCCCCCTGTTTACGCCTGAGTCTGAATGGACCGCGCCTTTTGAACTGGTAGATCTTACGGGTGCCAAAGAGATCTCCATCGACCTTGAGACACGCGATCCAAACCTAAAAACAATGGGCGCAGGCTGGCCTCGCAAAGATGGGGACGTGGTAGGCATTGCCGTGGCGACTGACGGCTTTGAAGCCTACTACCCTATCGCCCACCAAGGCGGCGGAAATCTTGACAAGAAACAAGTACTTAGGTGGCTAGGCAAGCAGTTATCCACAGGTTGTCCCAAGATTATGCACAACGCACCCTACGACCTTGGGTGGCTCAAAGCATTAGACGTGCCCGTGAACGGCAAGATCATCGACACGATGGTCATGGCTGCGTTGCTTGATGAAAATAGGTTTAGCTACTCACTCAACGCCCTGTCCTACGACTATCTCGGCCTTGCCAAGTCAGAGAAGCTGCTTACCCAAGCCGCCGTAGACTTTGGTGTAGATCCCAAGGGCGAACTTTGGAAGCTTCCGGCACAGTTTGTTGGTCCATATGCCGAGCAAGACGCTAGGCTTACCTACGACCTGTACAAATTCTTCCGCGTAGAGATCAACAAGCAAGATCTTGAAACAATCTATGACCTCGAAACGCGGCTCACGCCTGCACTTATTGACATGACATACCGAGGCATCCGCGTAGACCTAGAGAAATGCGAAGTGACCAAGCAGGCACTTTTAAAAAGAGAGAAGGCTGCATACCAAACCTTGAACAAAGAAGCAGGGTTCAACGTCGAGGTCTGGGCTGCAACTTCTTTAGCCAAAGCATTCGACAAGCTAAAAGTTGCATATCCACGTACCGCCAAAGGCGCACCGTCTTTTACCAAAGCGTTCCTTAACGAGTGCCCGCACCCGTTCGCCAAAACGGTGGTAGAAGCACGCAACCTAAACAAAATCCAAGGCACCTTCATCAGCAACATACTGAAGTTTGTCGGACCCAATAAACGTATCCACGGCCACATCAACCAGCTACGCAGTGATGGTGGCGGTACAGTGTCGGGCCGTTTGTCGATGTCCAACCCCAACCTACAGCAGATTCCGGCACGCGATCCAGAGCTAGGGCCATTGATCCGTAGCCTGTTCCTGCCCGAAGAAGGAGAGCTATGGGCTGCAATAGACTACTCGCAGCAAGAACCGCGGATCTTGACCCACTACGCCTCCGTATTTGGGGAGTGGAAAAGAAAACCGCTGGGGGGTGCTCAAGAATTTGTAGACGGCTACACCAATGATCCGGACATGGACTTCCACACGATGGTGGCAGACATGGCTAAGATCAGCCGCAAGCAAGCCAAGACCATTAACCTTGGCATGATGTACGGCATGGGCGTGAACAAACTTGCGAACGAGCTAGATCTGGAAATTGACGAAGCCAAAGACCTGACGAAGCAATACCACAACCGCGTTCCCTTTGTTAAAGAATTGATGAACGGCGTATCACGATCCGTGGACCAAAAAGCAGACGGCTCCCTCCGATCTTTAAAAGGTAGGAAGTGCCGGTTCAATATGTTCGAGCCACTGGGCTACGACCTCAAGAAGGCCATGCCGTTGGAAGAAGCTAAAGCAGCCTACGGGGCGACCACCCCGCTGCGACGCGCATATACCTACAAAGCTCTCAACCGTTTGATCCAAGCATCTGCCGCCGACATGACTAAACAGGCAATGGTAGATCTGTACGAGGCTGGTGAGCGGCCGCTGCTCCAAGTACATGACGAACTGGGTTGCAGCGTTCGGGACGTGGATCACGCACGGCGGATCAAAGAAGTGATGGAAGCTGCCATAACCCTACGAGTACCCAGCAAATGCGACATAGATATCGGCCCAAGCTGGGGCGAAACAAAGGAATTAACGTGAAATCTTTCATTGCAAGGGGTATAGGACCAGCCTATACTTTCGCGTATGGATACAACTAAGTGGAAATCAGTGCTTGTGCCGGTTCCGGTTTACAAGCAAATCAAAGAGATCGCGCAGCTTGAAGACCGCACGATCAGCGGGCAACTGCGCAAGATTTTTAGCGAGTGGAAAGAAGACCGCACGCTAGAAGCTAGACGTTTGGATGAGGGTTAAACCCGTTTAGCTCTTCCAACGTCACGCTGTTTATTTTTATAAACTCAATGTTACCTACAACCAACGATTCGTCACGCAAAATTGCGTTAACACCCGCCACCATGTCTAAAAACGAATCCGCATGAAACACCATCGGCTCTTCGCAGTTGCCCACGACCCAGCTATCTAGATCATCGTCAAAAAAATTCTGTATTCTCATTTCTACAATCATTTTTTATCCTTTTTGGTTGAGTTATGAACACTGCCCGTGTACCGCTCTGAGATACTCAACACGCGCACCTCCGGTTCCGTCCACATGCTTAAAAGATCCATTGCACCACCGTTAATTACCGTATCGCGGGCTTCTTCCATTGAATCCGCTCGAACAATAACGTCATTTTCTTTTGTTGCAGAAAGTCGCACGTAGTACTCGTTTTGCGGCGGTTTAACAGGAATAGTCATTTTGATTGTCTTCATAAGAAAGCCCTTTAGTTTGTTTCTTCTAGCAATAATCGGATTATTCGGTTGTTTTGAACAACGTAGCGCCGAAGGATGTTGTAGACAGTGTGGCCCGATAGCCCCGTGTCCCTAACAATCTGCGGCTTGGTGCGCTTGTTTTTAAAAAATCGGTGTACGTCTCTGATGTCATCGTCAGTTATGGCTTTCTTAAAGCGTAAGCGAGAAAATTGTTTACGTTCTGCTTCGTAGCCAGAAAGGTTTTTGAGATGAGTGTCTTGTGCGCGGATCGCGGCTAAGAACTTAGAATCCATTGGTCCTCCTTAGTAGTTAATAGTGCGGTGGAGAGTAAAATTAGTGCCCGTACATGTTTTTGAAACATTTGGCCCGTACACTGTTCATTTTACTTAATTCTCAAGGTGATCCCACCGCTAACCCCCTTTGGAAAATACGCAGAACACGTTAGATTTGCTCTGCGATGGGCCAAATTAGTCCCGCCTTCGACCCACGGGACGGGAACCGTGATGTTCGGGGGAAGGTGTAACCCCCGTGGTCTAATTACTCTATATCTACCATATCAACTACCTCAATTACCACATCTCCTTCGACTGCACGGACTCCTTCCGAGTGTTGGCGGTAATGCGACTGTGGATAAATAGGTGTTAAGTAGCCATACGGCGAATTCAAAACAATATGCGGGCGGTAATAGCTGACAATAAGCGCAACATCCTCAAGAGTAAGCTGACTAAACAAGTCTGTTATTTCTTCCGCCGAGTACCGCAAGGCTTTGTCGTGCAGGTTCACGTACTCGGACTCTTCTATTTCGTCTAGCTGACCAAGTAGGCTATCCCGATGACGCAATGCTTCGGTTAAATCTTCTTCCAGATCAACGATGCGGTTATGCAAGACTGTCATTTCAATCTTTAGCATCTCGTTCTTAGGAGTGTCCGCGTTTTTATTAAGCTCCATAAGCCTGTCAACGGCAATTTCCGTGGAGGCTTTTTCATGTAGCCGCGCTTCATGCTTTTCGGCGGGCGTTGCAATAGATAGCTCCGGAACCGGATCGTCGCTGCCGTCGAGCACCCAATCGTCCAGCTTCTGCAAGTACGCATAAATGCGGCCCAACGTTCGCTCGGACGGCTTTTTAATTGTGCCGTAGATCAGTCCTTTCATGG